CTTAGACATGTCAGAAGCATGTAAGACTTGGGAAGACGTTGTTGAATGTGCAACTGCAATCTATGAGTGGTCTAAAGAAAACGAAACAAGAACTGAAGATGATGAGATGTTAGTTCCTCAAATGTTCGACCTTGACGAAGAGGGTGACGAAGAGGGTGACGAAGAAGAATCAGAAATGGAAGAGATGGAAAATGACTCTGAAGAATCTACTGGAAATGGTGACGATTCAGAAGAAGACGATTCAGAAGAAGATTCACTTCCCGAGTTAAACGATAACATTGACAGTGGTGACACTGAAGAGGACACTGCAGAAGAAGAAGGTGACACTGATGAATCAGACCAACAAGTTAAATCTACTGGTGGTAAAGAGGGTGGTAAAGACCAAGGTTATCATGACGATAAACAAGGTGCAAGGGAGTCAATCACTGAACATGCAGCTCATAACAATGAAGAACAATTTCTTTCAGACGAAAACATAATTAAGACTTCAATCAATCTAAAAGAAGTTTTTGCAAATAATGATATGCATAAAGTTATTGTTCCTTTCAAACAAGTTCTAAATGATTGGAGAGAATACGTGGGTGTTATTCCCGAGTATAAGTCTGAAGAAACATGGACTCATAATTATGAGAGAGGTGTTTTCACTGGAAAGAAAATTGAAAACAAAAACAAAAAGATTGTTGCTCATATGGCAAAAGAATTTGAAATGAAACAGTCTGCACAACTTTCTAAGAAAGCATTCAGTGGTAAAACTGGTAAGTTAGATATGAATAGACTTGCAAAGTATCAAATCGTTGATGACATTTTCAAAAGAGCTACATATCTTCCCGAAGGTAAAAACCACGGGTTGACTGTTTTACTTGACTGGAGTGGTTCAATTTGTGACGAAGTGACAGACCTATTAGAACAATCAATGATACTTGCAATGTTCTGTAGAAAAGTTAACATTCCTTACAGAGTATACCTTTTCTCTGATGCATATTCTGATTCAAATAAAGATGAGTATGGTTTCGGAAACAATGAAGGTAAACTCATTGAGATTATGTCTAACGAAATGAATAACAGACAACACAAAGAAATGTTGGGATACTTGGGTTGCATTTATGCAAACTTCTTCAGTCAAAAAATCTCTTGGAGAAACTATCAAAAATCTATTGCAACTTATAACGAGTTCTTCGGTGAGTTTGCAATAATTCAAGAGGACGGAAGTTATTGGGATTTGGAGTGCAACTTCAGACCTGCGGATTATAGACTGGGTGGAACTCCACTTGACCAAACACTTGTTGCACTTAGACAACTACTTCCCGAGTTCAATGCACAATACGGAATTGAGAAATCAATCCTAACAGTTATCACTGATGGATTTTCTCATGGTGCTGACTTCCTTAGAAAAAGTAATGAAGAAGCAAAGGACTACAGAGAACAAGAAAAGTCTATGGAAGATTCAGATGGATATTACTGGAGAAGTAAAAAGTCTAGAGATATGATTGACCCATTTTTGAACAAAGTGTTTCCACTGGAAAATAGTTCTGATTATTATGGAAGAAATGGTTTCAAAACAACTCAAAACCTATTAGACTGGTTATCAGAAACTACTGGTGTTATTGTCACTGGATACTTTGTTCTCGGAAGAAAACAAGACCTTTATGGTGTTCTAGAACACACTAACGAGTATAGAAAAACTGACGTTGATACTGCATGGAGAGAAATCAGAAAAGAAGGAAAGATTTTCACTGCCCATGGATACAACAAATTATTTTTCACTGCAGCTAACAACTTAGGAACTGCTGGAAATGACGAACTTGGAGAGGAATTTATTGATGCGAAGAAGGTTAGAGTAATGGCTGCCTTCAAAAGAAATCAGAAATCAAAAACCACTTCAAGATTTTTAACTAACGAATTCATTAAGGAGATAGCATAATGGAAGGAAAATATATGATGAATGAAACATTCATTTTAGAGAGAGACGATTACAGGGATTTTACCAATAGGGTAATGGTTCTGCAATCAAGAAAAGAAGAAGCACCTTATCTAGTAGAACATGATTTTGTTCTTGACACTTTTGAAGTGACACTACTGGATAACAGGTATACACTAAAAACAATCATGGAGAAAACATCATGAGAGATACATTAAGAGTAGACGAAGCATATTACATTTCACATGATTCAGATTACAGTAAATTTGCAGATGCAGTCATGGACGTGGGGCCTTCACCTTGCGTCAGATATGATTGTCCTATGTTCAATGAATGTAAAACTGAAGAGAAGGAATGTTTTGCGTTTAGAATTTGGGTCAACAATGGTGGTGAACTGAATGAGAAACAACAACTGAAAATGGGGACTAGATTTGAGTCAATTAAATAGAAAAAGACTTGACAATGACCCTCACTTTTTAGTATACTATACAAGATGAGAAAAATAACTAATAACAACTTAAAAGGAGACTATAATATGGATAAAAGAAGTTATGACAGAAGTGAATCGATTGACGTGATGGGAAAGCCGTTTCACTACACACCCGATAGGAAGGAATTTTTAGATACGTTGATATCTAAATATCCGAATCAATCGGTTTTTACTAAAGAAGAAATTGACAATACTGGGACGTTCCCATATTGGGTGAAATCTTCTAGGTATAATTTTAGAGACAATGGTGTCTTTAATCTTACTGCAATAATCGGTGGATACAATGGTGGATATTCCGAGAGTGGAATAGTTCCTCCAGTAGAACAACCAAAAGTTGTTCCAGTTGCACCAATGCAATCAGTTTCAAACATGCCAGTTGCAGCTGCAACTCAAACTGTTAACGTGAATGACAATGTTAAAATCATTCCCGAGAAAATGTCAAACTATGTTCCTTTTGGACACTTCAAAGATGTCAAAGGAATTATCAAATCTAAAATCTTTTTCCCAGTATTCATTACTGGACTAAGTGGTAATGGTAAAACATTAATGATTGAACAAACTTGTGCTCAATTGAAGAGAGAACTCTTCAGAGTTAACATTACAATCGAGACTGATGAGGACGACCTAATGGGTGGTCACACTTTGGTCAATGGTAATGTCGTCTTCAGAGAAGGCCCTGTTATCAAAGCAATGAGAAAAGGTGCTGTCCTTCTTCTTGACGAAGTTGACTTGGGTTCAAACAAGTTGATGTGTCTACAATCAGTTCTTGAAGGTAAAGGATACCTAATCAAGAAAACTGGTGAGTGGGTTTCACCTAAAGAAGGTTTCACAATCCTTGCTACTGCAAACACTAAAGGACAAGGGTCTGATGATGGAAAGTTCATAGGAACTCAAATCATGAATGAAGCCATGTTAGAAAGGTTTGCAATCACAATGCAACAAGAATACCCACCAGTGACTACTGAAAGAAGTATTCTTAAAAAAGAAATGGAATTGACTGGAGACGTTGATACCGAGTTCTGTCACAAACTAGTAGATTGGGCAGACATTATTAGAAAAACCTACTATGAAGGTGCGATTGATGATGTCATTACCACTAGAAGATTGGTTCACATTGTGAATGCATTCAGAATGTTTGATGACAAACTCAAGTCAATCACCATGTGTATTTCAAGGTTTGACGAAGAGACTAGAAATAGTATCCTCGACCTCTACTCCAAGATTGATGCTGGAGTAGACTTGAATGCAGAAAACCCAGTTGACGAAACTGAGTCTTCAGAGTATAATGACTAGTATGGGATTATTTAAGACTAAGTCTAAGTCTAAAGACATAGACTACAAATATGACGAGGGAGAACTTCTTAAAGAGTTCTCCACGTATATTGATACAACTTATGACCAACACTACAGTTTAAACAAATACCAGTCCACTGAATTTATAATTGACAGTGGTCATGGAGAAGGATTTTGTATCGGGAACATACTAAAGTATGCTCAAAGATACGGAAAAAAAGGTGGGAAGAATCGTGCAGATATACTCAAAGTATTACACTATGCATTATTCATGCTTCACGTTCACGATAAAGCGATAAAGGAGGCTAAAAAGTGATGAAAATTAGTAATGATACGAGAGATATCTTCAAAAATTTCTCAACAATAAACCAAGGGATTAAGGTTTCAAGTGGTAATACACTTCAGACAATCTCTAATATGAAAAACATTCTTGCAGTTGCAACTGTATCTGAGGACTTTCCTCAAGATTTCAGTATCTACAATCTGCCTGAATTCTTAGGTGCAACCAGTTTACTGGACGACCCCGACTTTCAATTTGGTGATGCAAGTTTAACAATTGCAGACAACAATTCAAGTCTTGCGTATTTCTATGCAAGTGAAGGTATGGTGACTTCACCCGAGAAAATGATAACAATGCCTGATGCAGAGATTGGTTTTGATATCTCTTCTACACTTCTAAATGAGTTGCAGAAAGCAGCGAGTGTTCTAGGTGTGGGTGATTTAGTTCTTAAATCAGACGGTTCTACTATCACGTTGCAAGTGACTGATAAGAAGAATGCAACTTCAAACACATTCTCAAGAATCGTGGGTGAAGGAAACGGTGTCTCATATACCATGAACTTTAAGATTGAGAACCTTAAAGTCTTAGACGGAAACTATGAAGTCTTAGTTTCGTCAAAAGGAATCTCACACTTTAAAAACAAAGATGTGGATTTAGAATACTTTATTGCATTGGAGCCTGATTCAAAATACAATGTTTAACCTATATAATAGAGTAAGTATTGCAATAGTCTCTGCAGTGCATACGGGACATAAGACATCTCATCAATCTTCAAGGGTTCTTATGACAGTTAATTCGGAGGGGTTTTAACTTCTTATTATGAAACAAGAGTTTTTATTTGTAGAAAAGTATCGTCCTCAAACAATTGAGGATACGATACTACCCGAGGGTATCAAGAACACTTTTAAAGAATTTGTAAAACAGGGAGAGATACCAAATCTCATGTTGTGTGGTTCTGCTGGTGTTGGTAAAACAACAATTGCAAAAGCACTATGCAATGAACTGGGTGCAGACTTTATAGTAATCAATGGGTCAGACGAAGGTCGTTTGATTGATACCTTAAGAACTAAAATTAAAAACTTTGCATCTACAGTTTCACTTAGTGGTGGGTCAAAGGTTGTTATCCTTGATGAAGCAGATTACATTTCTGCAGACTCAGTTCAACCTGCCTTGAGAAACTTCATAGAGGAGTTCTCTTCGAACTGTAGATTTATCTTTACTTGTAATTACAAGAATAGGATTATCAAACCACTACATTCACGAACCACTGTTATAGATTTCAAAATGAGACCCAGTGATAAACAACAACTTGCTGGTGTCTTCCTTCAAAGACTCAAAGAGATATGTGATAACGAAAGTATTAAGTATGACGAAAAGGTTTTGGTTGAACTTATATTAAAGTTCTTCCCCGATTTCAGAAGGTGTATCAACGAGGTTCAAAGATATGGAGTCAGTGGTGTAATAGACACTGGTCTTATTGCAACACTAGCCGAAGAGAAACTAACACCACTTATTGATATGATGAGAGACAAGAACTGGACTGGAATGAGAAAATGGGTTGCACAAAACTCAGACAATGATTTCGATTCCTTGTTCAGAAAAGTTTTCAATTCACTTGAACAAAGACTAGAATCTACTAGTATTCCAGCAAGTGTTTTGATTATTGCAGATTATCAATACAAGTCTGCGTTTGCAATGGACAGTGAAATCAATTTCGTTGCATGTCTTACCGAGATTATGTCGGAGTGTAAATTCAAATAATGGGTAAGATTAGACAATGGATAGCAAGATGGTTTGATTACCATTTAGAGAGAAGCCTACAAAGACAAGCAAACAAACTGTTTGCAAAACATAGTGTAGAATATAGAGACGGAGATAACACATGACACAATATGACAGTAGAGTTCAATACCAAAGAGATTTGATTGCAGCTGAAGAATGGTCTAAGACTGTTAAATCAGTTCATGCACATTCACTTAGTTCAATGTGGTATGACACTAGACCCGAAGACACTGCAGATGGTAAATCTGTTTTAGATGTCCAATATAATAGTGAAATCGTTAGAAGAACAACTTCAGACGGTGAAACAGTTATATTTGGAACACCATTGAAAGGTCAAGAACTTGTAGATTCATACATAAGACATAACTAATGTCTAAACGAAATCCATTCGATTTTGTAAAGTCGGTCTCTTACGACAAAAAAGACCTCATGGTTGATGAGGTCGAAGAGAAATCATATCAACCATTCCTAATAAACAAAGCATTATCTTATCACCAAGATTCTGTTTTTCTTACTAACGAAATGAATACTAGACACGGGTTAGACAACCGTCTTCAGTATGTCTTTTTCCTAAATACTCTAAGGAAAAGACAAAGATTTTCCAAATGGAGTAAACCTTACGTTAGTAAAAAACTCGATATAATTAAAGAGTATTATCAGATATCAACTAGAGAGGCAAAAGAATATGCAACTTTACTATCTGAAAAACAATATCGTGAATTGAAAAATAGAATGACCACTGGTGGTAAAGATAATGGATAACCAAGAAGACATAGTAAAAGACTTAGTAGAAGTCACATTCCCCGAAAAAGACGATTTCCTAAAGATACGTGAAACACTATCTAGAATAGGTGTCGCATCAAGAAAAGACAAAGAACTATTTCAGTCATGTCATATTTTACACAAACGTGGTAAGTATTATATCACCCATTTCAAAGAACTATTCAAACTAGACGGTAAGCCGTCAAACTTAGACGAGTCAGATATTGCAAGAAGGAACACTATAGTGTCACTTTTAGAACAATGGAAACTAGTATCTGTAGTCAATAAGACACAAATTGAAGACCCAAAAGCACCCCTAAGTCAGATAAAAATTATACCATTTAGAGAGAAATCCGAATGGAAATTGACAACAAAATACTCCATCGGTTCCCAAAATTCCTAAATACAACTGTTATAAATAAATGACAAATGGAGGAAACTATGTTATCAAGCATAATAGACTTTATTATGGGGATTTGGAACTTACTTATGGTAATTCCAGTCGTTATATCTATTTGTAGTGTTATTGTCGCTTTGACACCAACACCCGCAGATGATAAGATATGGGCAAAGGTATACAAATACCTTGAAGTTCTTGCACTAGTAATAGGTAAAGCAAAGAATAAAAATCCATTGTTAGAAAAATAAACTGAGGAAATGTAATGGAAATCATAATT